CTAGTAGGTGTAGGTAAAGTAGAAATGGTATCATTAGGAGAAAAATACATATTTGCAATTGCTGGTGCGCCTGTATAATTAGGGTTAAATTTAAAACCAGTTTGTGTTCAAACAGCTTCAAATGTAACTGTACCAGATGATGCTCTTAAATTTTTAAATTTTGTTGCAGTAGATTCAGTTATCGATGTAGCAGTTGTTTCTTCACCATTAATAACATGCGTATTTGAATCCATTCCAGTAATATTTCAACCACTAAAAATAGAACCAGCTTTTGTTGGTGCACTTATAGTAACTTCTTCATCATATGACGCGCTTGTTGGTGCATAGGTACCAGCAGTTGCACCTGTCATATTTGAATAAGAAATAGTGTAGCTAGAAAGTTTTCATTGTCCTGTATATGTTGTATCAGCTGGATTTACTTTTGTACCTGAGCCATGTACTACAGTACCAATAGGGTACGTAACACCTGAAGAACTAGATAATCACCCAAGAAATTCATGACCTAATCATGAAATACTTGGAAGTGTTGCAGCTGGCTTTTCTGTAATTACAGCAGTTCTATCTTTATATTTAGATCTAAATCCAGCTGTAACAACAAAACTTAAATTTTGTCCCTTAGATTTAACCTGTGTTGTTGGAACATCTGGTCATGATGAAGTTATTGAAAAAACATTACTACTTACTGATTTATAGCTAATTGGTACACCGCCACCACCTTCTACACTGAAGGCAACTTTTGTTCATGCTTGAGGAGTAGAATATTTATAATAGTATTTACCTTTAGCTGATATATCTGATATAGTAACACCTGGTACCTGGGTATCAAATTTTACTACTCATGTAGTGGTGCCTGATGAACCCTTAAAAGTTTTTCAAACATCATCTGGCCCTGTAGGTTTATCGAGTGTTCATGAGTGCATGCACTTAGTAATATCATCGGGATCTAATTTAACCGTTACATTATCATCAAGCCCAGTACCACTTGTTGGTGCCCTATTTAATTTTGTTGAACCATAATAAAATTCATAATAATATTTAAGCTGTTGAACGGCCATATTATGTACCTCTATTTATAAACAAATCAAATATCACCATTACTACCAGCAGCAGTACCGGGAGCAGTTGTACTATATGTAATTTTTGGGCCTTCTGTTATAACACCGGAATTAAGAAATACTGATTGTGAATAATTTGTATTAAATCTTGTACCAATACTACTATTAGATTGAGTTAATTTACCATTTTTTAAATAAATAATAGTTTTACCACCATCACCAATGGTACCATCAATAGCCTTTGGTTCACCATTATCAAAGTATACCGGGGTAGTTGAATCACCTGCAGAAATACTACCATAATCAATCCAATTACCATTAGCATCTATTAATTGATCTATATAACCAGTATTTATTAATTTACCTTGATCGTCAGTTATTTTAAGTTTATTTGTAAAATATGTCGGCCTGTCGCTATCACCTTCACCTATATAAAGACCTGTAAAATTATTACCAACATCTAAATTCTTATTATCACTACTTACATTAAAAAGATAACCACCACTAATATTAATATATGCATACATATTTGGGCGCAATGTATTACCAATATTAGCTTCAAAATAATAACCAGAAATTACTAATGTTAAAATGCCATTGGCATAATTAACAATAAAGCCACCCCTATCAAGATTGGTTGAACTACTTGACAAGGATCTTAATACACTAGTAAGATTTTTTTCTGATGTAAATTTCCCAGAAGAATAATCTCCACGATATGCTGATGGAAAAACACTAACTTTTTCTGAACTTAATAATCCCATATAATACCTCCTATTGTTATACGTTGCCTATTGCTAATGTCCAAGCAACATATAAATTAGTATTAATATCATTTACAATAATAATGTCATCAAATGAAGCTTCAGCATATACTATATCCCTATTTACTATTGATGTTAATTGAACATATTTTATATTCTTCTGAAATATTGATGTGCCAGGTATTAAAAAATAAAATTGAACTGAACTATCATTTGTACCTGAACCAGGTACAACAAGAATATCTGTATAATTAATATCATAAGATAATACAGAAGCACCAGAGGTATCAAGCAGCCTTAATTTACCAGGTCTATTTACAATATCTACTGAAACATTTGGATTTAAATTCGCTGCTAGACAATTACATAGGTAAGTAAATAATGTAGAAAAACCTTCATTTGTAGTAATACGCTTAAACTTTTTTCCATTTTTAATAATACCTAATTCTACTTTTCCTTTATAACTAACTGAACTAGTTTCTTTTTTCTTTTTTGACATTTAATTTTCCTCCTGTCCGTTAGTTATTATCATACCTGTTGAATAATCAAATGAATTTAATGGTATTGGGTATGCTTGATCAGCATTTGGTATATGAAGTGTTGATGAAGTAAATTCTCCAACTTTATTATGATATTCTGGGTCATCCATTTTAACAACAATTTTAGTGTATGCAGATGAATCTTGTCTAGAATATTTTATAATTTCGTAAGGGGTACCAGCCGGGAGAATATACCTTAATAAGTCTTCAATATTACCTATATCATCAATTTCTTCACTTACATATAATTGTACGACACCATCAGGTGTTACAACAACAGGATCAGCATCGGCAGGTAATAGTTCAATACCTTTTATTCTTGAAAGAATTTCAAGGCACTGAACTATTGCACCTGTTGTACCTTTTGATCTTAAAATATGTTTAAAACAATTAGTAACACCCAATAAATCATTATTATCTCAATCAAATTTTGGTATAAAATTTAAAGTATAAGAACGAAGATCTAATAATCTAGTATCTGGCATATCTGTCCAAATATTTTTTATTAAATCAGTATACATTTTTATCTGATTAAATAATGCATTAAATAAAAATACAAATACTTGATAATCCCTAGACTGTTTACTATATTCAACAGGTGTATCTTTTTCTAGATTTATCATATTAGTAATTCCTCATTGCTCTAATAATATCTATATTAGAATTTTCAAGATCAACTACAGGTATTGTAATTATATTTGCAACATTATTATGATCAAATAAAGAATAAGGATCATTTAAATCAGTTATATTCATGGCTAAATCAGAATTAGGAATATTTATTCAATTAAATTGTAAGGTATTATCAGTTGAATTCTTTAATAAATTATTTATTCTATCAACTACCTGCCCCTTAGAACCACCTAAACCTAAGGCTCCACCTCAAATTACACTAGGATCAGTTATTGTTAAATAACCAGATGTAATTTGATTGCCTTCAATAGTAAGAATAATATTTTTTTGTGTTTCAGTTGTAATTATAGGGTAAATATATGTCATTTGATTAGGTAATAAATAATAGTTTGTACCATCTGTATCTATATTGCCATAATAACCTAATTCAATTTGATTTCCCAAATCATCTGAGAAAGATACTTTTACTTTATCAATATCATCATTTGGATTGGATAAATAAATTGGTAAAATATATTCTCTATCTAAATCTGATGGTGCATCTGGATCAGATAAATAATCATACCAAACAACACTAAAAGGTATTTTAATAATATAATTTATCATGTCCAATGAAGGTGAATAATCTATTTCTTCTGTACTATCATTTAATTCATCACAAATATAGTATGTACCTATTCTTACATCTCCAGCAGGAACTGGCGTTGTAATATTTTCAAAAGTACCTCTATCAGATGAACATGCCCAACCTGTATAACCAGCAACAACCAGTTGGTCAGTTGGCCTAATACCAGTTATTGTTTGCTCAGCAATATTGTAAGTAATCCAATTAATATCTATACCAAGATCATTGTACATAGATATATCGATACCCTCATTAGAGGTGCTGCCAATAAGAGACATATCTGTACTTGATTGTATATATAACCCTGTATTAGTACCGGTAATTACTTGGGTACCGTCTTCATATGAAATTTCAATCTCTTGTGTTTTATCATTTGCTATATCTCATAATCGCATTGGTGTCTTATTTAAATTAAGATCTAATCTGCTTCTTATAAGATAGAAATTAGCTTGATTAGGTAATGTTACCTCATTACCATTAGGTAATGTATACTTAATATTATCAGCAAATTGAATATTATATGTAATTTCTGGTTCAGTACCTATAAGTTCTATTCTACTGCCTTCACCTAATGCTATAATATTCATTTCAGTTGCTGTCATATTATTGATTGAAAAATCTGACCATGAAATAAATGGAATTTTTGCTGCTAAACCATCTTCTGATAATTGTTGTTGACTGATTTTATTAGATGCAGAAGTAGTAATTGTTCAATCTCGATCAGCCGGTGAATTAAGATTTAATTTTGTACCTCTACCAAAAATAGTTAAATATGTTTTTGTAGAATCTGTATAAATAAAGAATTCACCTTGATCTAAAATCTTTTCAGACTCACCATTTTTAAACAGTATATTACCTGTATTATTCATAATCCAATACACATTAGTTGGTGAATTAAATACTGTATTTAATAATACTCTAATAGAAATTGATTCATTAGAGGCTAATTGATTATATTCTATTGTCTCCTTTTTAAATACAGGTAATGAAGTAGAAAAATTACGAAGATTAAATGATGACCTAATAATAGTACCTTCTGAATATGATACTGGTGTACCAACACCATTTTCATTTTTATAATAAATTTTTAATTCTTCGCCTGGTTGCAAAGTGTACTCTGTATTTGCAGTTATTACTTTATCAGGATCATCCAACGTTAAATTATATAAAACATATGACCCATAAGTAATATCAGAATAATAATTAGGGTATAAAATTTCAACTACTTCATTCTCATCCAAAGTATAATCATATGAATTGCCACCTAATGATTTAATTGTTAATTTAGTTTTTACAGAAACTATATCAGGATATATTTCGCAATCCTTTTGCCCTAATTTATAATCAAAACTATCATCAAAATTAAATAGACACAATCTACCTGCCATTACATTTTTGGCAGCCATATCAACTATGTACGAACACTCATACCCACCAAACATATGATCATCATTAAGATTTTCTTCAGGAGCATGCATTATATCTGGATCCTTAAGCATTACTTTTGTTGAATACTCAAAATCAGATAATCTTACATAATTAATTCTAGAATCAGCCTCTTCAATTACTCGTTTAACTTCATCATAATTTAATTCTTCACCGAATTCTACGCCAGAAGCATTAAATCTATTAGATATTGCCTTACGAATATTATTTAAAATTTCAAATCTCTCATACTTAGAAACTTTATTATAAGGAATAATGTCAACATTTAATGGGACATAATTTTTAAAGCAATAAATTTGACCAGTTTCCAAATCTTTAAAAGTATGATTAATACATTTTAAATTATTAATACTATTAATTAAATCATCTTCTGTTCCAAAATTTGTATCATTTATATCAGCTGTACCACCAATTTGATTAAATGAATTTTTTAATGCTTGTCAGTAATAAACTGAATTATAATCATTTTCTGAATATTTTTGTAACGCATAGATAATTAAATCGTATGGTGACATATTATTCATTAAATCTGATAATTCATTTGTTGCCAACGAATTAATTAATTTTCATTCTCCATCAATATATACATACGTTAAATTATCTGTTGTATCTGTACATACTCAGCCATTTTCTGGCGTTAAAGTTGGATCATCTTTATCGATATAACCTTTGAATATTAAATTACCAAATTTAGCAAAAGCAATATTTTTAAAATATGTGCCAGTTGATCTAGTAGCAATAACATTTATTGAATTGTTATAATCAATTCTTCTATCTGTTACTAAACCATTGGAAATATAAGGTGTACCGTCTTCAGCTTCAACTGTTCTAATAGCATTAGAATAATCCTGTGTTGAAACTAATGTGTCAAATGTACCTACTACCTTTCTATATGAACGTTTAATTTCTTCTATACTTTCTGGTTCAGTACCATTGGTAATAGCAGCACTATTAGTTACAGTAAAATCACTAATCTTTTCAAAGGCCTTTTTTGCAGCATCACTTTTTAAAGACTGTGTATCAACACTTACAATGGTATTTAATTCACCAGCTCTAACGTTACCATAACTACCAGCTGTATAAATATAATAAATTGCTAAACCATCACCAATTAAATTAGCAATATCAGTTGGAAATTCTAGATATGGAAGATTTTTTGATGAATCGTAATCAATTTTATAACATTTTGTACCAAGAGGCTGAGTATAAATATAATCTGTATGCTTCCATTCTTCTGATGCACGTAAACCATTTACTACATTATAAACAAAAATACCATTTTCTGCCACGTAGCTATTTGGAAAATATATTCTTCTATTGTCATCTAGATTATCGAGTGAAATAATATCAGAATCAATCGATAGCCTTTGAATAGTACCTTCAATAAATTTTGCTGGTAAACTAGCAACATTCTTTTCATTTATAGAAATTGACTCTAATTGTGTATAGGTAATAGAACCATCATTATTAGAAATAACCAGTGTAAAAGGCGGTATTTGAAAACTATTCTCAAAAGTAGTAGGGTTATATGTTAATGTCACATAACCTTCAGCTGATCTATAATACTTTGGTACATAGCCACCAAATTCAGCGATTCTACGAACAGATTCTTCTTGAGTGGCAGAAGGTAAAAAGCACTCCAAAATATTTTTATCAATATTATAATTAAGATGGTCAGCTAAAAAAGCACCAACCTTTAAAAGAACAACGCCAGGATCGCTTTCATTAGAAGTACTTGGGTCCCATCTATTGGTAAGCGTTTTAACAAGATCTAATAAATCAGGATAAATACTAGCAAAATCCTTGTTAATATAACTCAATTTTGAGAGGTTTAATTCATATTCATTCATATATAATCCTCCATATTATATACTATACACTTGCTTCCAATAAAGGTATTGTATATAGATTAGTTTGATAATCAACTCTATTTATAGCTTTTATTTTACACACCACTTGAGTACCATTAGAAATAATAGTAATGTCCTCTCTTCTTATTTTTATTTGTGGTATAAAAGTAGCAATAGCTGTATATAATTCATCAATTAGTAGATCCTGTAAAACCACATCATTCTGATCATATAAAAATCTTTTAAGACCAGTACCAAAGTAAGGATCACCAAAAAGCTCACCTTTCTCTGAAAAGATGAGAAGTTTTAAATTTTGAAGTGTCGCATCATAATCTTGTACTAAACCTGTTTTAGTTTTAGTCACAAATATTTTTGGGTAAGAAATACTTTTCATTAGCTATCTCTCCTCCAATTATAAATAATATTACCAGTTGACGTTGTGGTTGTACCAAAGTCAGTTCAAGTTGTACCTGAGTATTTTGTTGTTGGATTAACATTTATTGTTGTGTAATAAATGTCTCCGATTGCATACGGACACTGACCATCTTGAGCCGATAAATATTGAACAGTGTCATATAGATTTTGTATGCTTAACCCATTACCAAATAATGTACCCATTGGTAAAACTGCTAAATTTTTTACACTAAGATTATTAAATAGACCCTTAGAATAATCATCTTTTTCGTTAATGTAAAGTTTACCAATA